AATCAAGTCTCCGGTGTGCATGTACTGGGAGAGAGCCCCGGACACAGCGCTAAAGGCCACGCTGCCACCGCCGGCGGCATATGTCAGCGATCCAACACTCTGTGCCAGCGGCGTATACAGTTCGCCCATGACTGGGTAGCTGCGCAAGATGTAGCTTGCAGCGTTATCGCCGTTCAAAATGGGTAGCGGGCCAACATCAAAGAGCTTGGCGTAATCACCAACGGCGGCACCCGATGCGCTGGTGAGGGTGTAAGTGATCAACCAATCGCCCGGCGTACCGGTGATGGATGTCACAGCCGTGGCTTTCGTTTCCGCCGGGACCGGGCCAAGCAACTTGATTGTGGAGTTTCTGGCGCCGACGCGACAGATATCCCCCGCATCAGTCGCATGCACGCCTGCACCCAGGTTAATGGTGAGGTCTCCCTCTGCGCTCACGCGGTAAAGATTCGGCAGAACGAATGGCGAATCCGTGGCTGAAACAGAGAGTGACGTAGTGGTCGCAGGGACGCGCACCATGGCGCCGTCCGCCAGAGCATTGCGAAGGCTTCCCCCGTAATCACTGACACTCACCAGTTCTCGCAACTTGTCCGAAACGGTTGTTATCACGCCGCCGCCAGTAACGTAGATGACGTTTGCGGCGTTGTTGGCCGGGCCCTGGCCAGTCTCCAGCGTTTCAGCAACCAGTGTCTTAACGTCCAGCCAGTTGGTGGCAGCGTTGTCAACTTTGTTGGCGGATGCCAGATTGATGATGCCGTTCCCCTTCGCCCGATAGAATCCGTTCCCATCGATGTCGAAGACGCCCAAGGACAATGCACGGGTGCTGAACCGTAGCAGCTGCTTTAGAGCCTGCCATATCCTGTCGAAGTCCCGGTTTACGGTACTCGAAAGGAAGTCCCCGTTTTCTTGATAGTCGACCAGCCGTTGAAACGGGACGTCGAGCTGAAGCAGCAATACGCCAGATGGCGCCGTTGTGAAGGTAATGGTGCTTTGTGGAAGTCCAAGGCCGGTAATGGTGAATCCCGAGGTAACTTCAATGTCATTTAAAAAGACATTTAGGTCACCTGCCTCAATCAATAGGAATGGGATGGTGAAGATGGTTGTAACGCCATTGGCGTCATAACGCTTTTCGCTTGGACCTTCTTGAACTGACATGCTGCGCCCCTTTGTGTGCGCGGGCTCAGTAGTCCACCTGAACTTCATGCACGCCCGCATCTGGACGCCAATCGTCCCGCCGGGTCTCTGTCGGTTTCCCGACTATTCGGCCAATGCGTACAGGGGTTTGGCTGATCGCGCCGGCGCCGGAGTCGATGTAATCATCATCCTGGTTGTTCACCGCTGGGTTGAAGTCGCGCATCTGATCCCACACCGGGCCGCGCAACACATCGACATGAGCCCACAGGAAGCGGGCCGACAATGGCGACTCGAAGGCATCGAGGATGCGTTTCTGTTTATTGACCGTTGAAAATTCTTCCTTCACACCACAGCCGGTGCCCTTCAAGGCCTGCTTGAGGATGTTCGGCACGAAGCCGCCCGGGCCGTTAGTTTCCACGGTAACCAGCGGGATCTGGTACTTGATGACCAGCTGGCGCACCTGCCATACCTGGCCGCCGATGATCCGGTCGCGCTCGTCGAACTCGGCAATTTCGCCGGTAAGCCCTTTCGCCAGATGCCAATACAGCTGCCCCCTGGCGTCGGTGAGGATCAGCGAAAAGGCCGAAGCATCCGATTTGATCTTGCCCAGGGAACAGTCCCAGTAAGCGATGGCGCCGACAATCTGCGTCGATCCCAGGTACATGGCCGCCGCGTTGTTGGCGTAGCGCATGGTCGGCTGCACGTCGTAGGGGACGATCCGAGCAGGATCGAGGCGAACCTCTGTTACCGGCTTCGAATGGAGCTGGTACTGCGAGTCCCATTCGTTGATTGTGCGGGTTTCACGCCGGCGGATCTCCAGCGTTGCAAGGTCGAAGCGCTCGGGCCAGGCGCTGCCGGCATAGCAGTCGATCAGCGTACCGGGCGGCTCAAAGAACGCGATGCCGGTTTTGGTCAACTGGTAGTCAGTGCCCAGCACCAGGACACGGGCGTGCTTGCCGATCCCGGAGAACACGACGTCGGGCACGAACGGCACGTCATAGGCGTGGCGCTTGGCGTCCTCGATCCGAAACTCATGGGCAAACATGCGGATGATCAGGCAGTCGGCCCCCATGCTCTCCAGCTCGTCGTACAGGCTGTCATGGGTGTGCGGTGTGCCGATGTAAAGCTTGCTCCCGCCAGGCACGAGAATGTGCGTCTGCTCGCCCAGGCGATACCGAAGTTTCTCCCGTGCTTCGGGCGTCTGGATGTTTCGCGGCACCTCAACGTCGTCGTTCTGGCATTCATCAGCACGGGCCGAGGTGACGTTAGACAGGATGCCCTTGGCGAACATGCTCGCGTTACGAAAGTCCGCGGCCCCTTCCACCCACCACTGCTCAACGGTGCCCTGATTGGGCGGCAACAAGTGGCGAGTCAAAGGGTGGTTGCGGATGACGTTCTGCGTGTCCCGACTGGTCTTGTAGGCCGTGGGATCTGATTCGGATTGGTGAAGGATGCGAAACGTAGAGTCCTTGTAATACAGCCAGGCGTTATAGATCGCGAGCAAGGTCGATTTGCCGAAGCCCCGGAAGCAACGCAAAACGGCCAGAGGCCCTTTAGCCTCCAGCCATATCAGTGCTTGGACGTGGATAAACGGCACATCCCAACGCATGCGCCGTGCCCACAGCATGAAGAAAACCAGCAGGCTGACTTTCTTCTCCGGGTCAGTGGACATTCCCGGCCTTCTGCATCCGCTCGATGATGGCCTGTGCCTCTCGTTCGGCGGCAGCTAGTTCGCCGTCCAGCTCATCAACTGCGTGACCCGCGTCCGGTGCCGGCTTCTGCCGGTTCATGATGCCGGCGATGTTCACGACCTTGAGTAGCAGCGTCATGGTCGCGGCGGCGTTCTTCTTGCACCAGTACCGGTCGCCGCGCTCCTGCTGGGTCAACTCTGCCGGAACTTTCTCGGCGCCAGGCCAGTTGTGCGGGTCAACCTCGGTGATAACAACTTCGCCCAGGCGTTCACTGAGCGCCTGTAGGCGCGTGATCTGATCGTCTCTCATGGTCTCGCTCCCACTGCTGCGCCAAGGTTCGGAGCGCGATCCGGCGTCGTGTCGCCCGGCTCCCACCAGTACGATTGATTGAATTCCTTCTTGGCCCGCTTCTTCATGCGGCGCAGATAGCCGGGACTGAAATACTCCTGAAGCTGGTTGAATATCAGGTGGTCCGTGGCGGCCTTCGTGTACCAGAGGTTTGCGCCAGGGGTGTGGGACTTGGCGAACTTCACTAGGTTGCCGCCAACCTGCGGGCCCTTGCCTTCAGCAGCGTTGCCCTTCAGCTTGGAAAGCGCCTCGATGTCGCCGGCAATGGGCCCACCGATTGCGCCGATGAACGACTGTCCGCCTTGGGACGTGTCCGAAAACAGGAAATCCCCGTATAGGCCGAGGGCGCCACCCTTCAGCATCGAGGCCAGGCCATAGCGCAGGCCAGGAACGCCAAGGGCGCCGTCATCAGTGATGTCTTTCGGGTCACGCCCTGCCGCGATCTCGCCCAACTGAATCGCCATTCCGCCCAACACGGTGGTGCTGGCGACCAGGGCCCCCAGATACCCGGCCTTGCCCCAACCTTCCTGGGCCATACCGCGCTTGACGTGGCGCAGCACCATACCAATGGAGAAGCTTTTGAACTGCCAGAACGAGCGCAGCAGCTCGCCCTTGACGGTGCCGCGCTCGACGCCGCCGTGCATCATTGCCTTCTCGCGGGCGCCAGGCTCGATGATCGCCATGTTGGTTTCGTCCAACACGGTGCCCAGCAGCTTGGTGGCGGCCTGATCCTTGAGCCGCTGCGGGGTTGTCTTGAGCTGCTGCGCCAGCGGCACTAGGTCAGCATTCTTGATGCGGTAGATGCTGTTCGCAGTCAGCACGGTATCGCCCACGCCGCGCCAGTCCTCTGGCTGTGCCAGGCGCCACACGGCCCAGTCGGTTTCTGTGACACCCTGGCCGAGCAATCGCTTGCTATCCGCCGGGTCCATGGCCGCAATGGTCGGGTGCCGGCGGGACATGTCGCCGATGGTATCCATCATGGTGGCGCCGAACGCCCGCTGGGTGCCGGCGGTAAGCGCGTTCAGGCCAGAGGCCTGCATGACCTTGCTGGCAGCGGTCTGGCTGAACTTCGATATCTTCCCGGAAATCTGTTCAGTGGTGCCCAGGCCATCGGCGCCCCAGCGGTTCAGGCTGCCTATCAGTTGATTCAGGCCCAGGCCTGCGCGCTGCGCCATGCGTCGATCTGCTGCGCTGGCAGGATTGAGCATGCGTATCTCGTTGGCGAACACTTTCATCACCGGCATGCCATTCATGGATGCGGTAAGGCCCAGGGTCCCCTGGTCGGTTACAGACGTCAGCACGGCAGAGCCCAACCGGCTAGCAACGTTCAAGGCACGATATGTCTCGAATCCGTTGGCGATGGCCGCCGATGCTGGTGGCTCGCGCGTGCCGGCCACTTCTTCGAACAGGTGCTCAATTTTGCGGCGCTGCTTGGCGGTTTTGTCGGCCTTCTTCGGGTCGGCCATGTCCGTTACCTTCTGGCCTTCATCCAGGAAGTACCGCATTTGGTTGGACGGGTTCGGGCCAAGAGCTTCCACCAGGGCAATGTCGCGGGACGCCCGGTCAATGTGACCAATCAGCAGTTCCAGCAGGTTGCGCTCGCCGTAGGCCTTCTGTGCGGCGATGAAGCTTTCCGCGTCCTTGTAGTGGATCTGGCGCGATTCGCTCCCTCGGTTGGCGCGCATGCCGTTGCCGGCGGCCTGGCCGGGTTCAAGCTTGTTGATGCCACCGGTGGCCAGGGTCTGCCAGGCATGATTCAAGAAGTCTGTCAGCTCGGCATCGCTCATTGGCGTGCCGTCTTCCTTGAGGTACTTGCCACGGTTGGCCCACTGCACATGGTCGCCAACCCACTTGGCCTGGTCCTTGGCAACCTTGATTTGCGAGTGATCGCGTGGCATGGACCAATCATCCAGGAACCCGACGTCGCCGCCGGCGCGGTTGAAGCGCTGGCGAAGCTGCTCGGCGGTGTCCTTGAATTGCTTGGCTGCTGCCTTGGCCGCCGGAACGCCCGAGTCCTGGCCGTGCAGCTCGCGCACCAATGCCAGGTTGCCGGCTTCGTCCTGGAACAGGCCAAGGAACTTGCCCTTGGTCTGGTCGATGACTTCCAGCATGCGGCTGAGCGCGTCGTCACGGATGGCGCGAGTGGCTGACTCGATGGACTGAATGCCGCTCTTGCCGTCGCTGGAAAACGCCAGCAGCCGGTCGAGGCCTTCAAGCGGCTGATCCGGGAACCGCTTCATGTAGCTGTCAACCCGGTCGTGGGCAAGGATGGTCAGTGCCACACGCTTTTTCTTGAGGTTGGCCTCATCAACCAGGTCCTTGGCGGACTTGGCGGCAGCTTCATTGAGCCGGTCGGCAGCGGTCTTTGACTGCCAGGCGGGGTCGGTCTGCGCCAATTGCTTCATGTTGCGGCGCACGCGGTTCTCGATGCCCTGGATTTCTGGTTGGGTAAGGGGGCGGCCAATGGCCTGGGTGACGGCCTGGATGCATTCGGGGCGCATGGGCTTGCTCCTGTTGGGATGGGAGCAAGCCTATGGGTCGGGAATAGACGGTTTCCCGACTATTTAGAAACCGCGCTGCAGGAAGCAGGCGGCGGCGGCGGCGAAGCCTCGGGATTCCTCCTGAGCCTTGGCGATATCGGCGTCAGCGCTGGCCATCATTTCTCGGGCAGACACGGTGATAGGGTTGCCGTCTGCATCCATCGCCCCGGTGGAAATACGCATGTCCTCGACCCTGGCCAGGATCTCATCGGCAACCTGAACTTCAGGATCTGATGCAGGTTTGTCCGATATTGATGCAGCATCGGCAGGTTCTGATGCAGGTTTGGCGGGCTCTGATCCGCTTTTCTGCCCTTTTGATGCAGCGGCCACGCTGGCAGCTTCCGGTTTTTCCACTTCCTTTGCGGTGCCAATATCCAGCGGCCTGGCCTGCAACGTCGGCTCGGCGCGCTCGATATCGTCCAGGATTCGACGGATTTCCTGTTGCGCCACCTGGGCCATGCTCAAGCGGGTATTTCCCTCGGCCACGCCGGCGGCAAGCGGCTTCTTCTCAAAGCCCTGGACGATGGCGTCAGCGCGCTGGCTGATTCGATCCTGGAAGCGCTGCGGAACCTCGCCGCGATCCAGGGCATTCAGGTCGGCACGGGCCAACTCTGCAGATCGGTTGCCGTTGAGACTTTCCCCCAGGGCTGCCTGGCGGTCGGTCAAGGCTTGGCGTTCGGCATCGATCGATTCCCGGGCAGAACGCTCGGCAGCCTTTCGGCTCTGGCCCTGCTGCTGGAACTCTTTTGCTCGAGCACGGAACGTATCGTCCAGCCCTTCCAGGCTGCGGGATACAGAGGACAGCTCGGCCTTAACGTCGCGCACGTTGGGCAGAATCCCAGCGGCTTCCTGCTCCAGCTCCAGGCGCAAGGTCGGCTCCAGGTCCTGGCGGGCGGTGGCCAGCGCCACGTCACGGCTCGGGGGAATGATTGGGGAGTCATCGGCGGTACGCAGGAACTCAGCAGAGTGAATGCTCTCAGGCAGCACCACAGGCTCACCACGACTCAACTGGCTGATGGCCGTACGAATGGCGTCTTGATGCGCTACCGCCGACCGTGGGTTGATCGGTGCTCCCGGCGCGGTATCGACGTCAGCATGCTGGAACGTGCGCTCGCTGAGCGCTGCGTCAACCTGCCGGGTGGTGGGCCGGCGCAGACCTGCGCGCCCGATGCCGAAAAATGCCGCGCCCAGGATGGCGTCGGTGGCGATGGCGGTTCCGTCCATGGCCTGGTACTGCGCGGCCTGGGCGGCGTAGCCGTTGCTCTCCAGCAGCTTGGCAGTAGCGCCACGCCCGGCCATGCCAAGCCCAACGTTCGCTCCCACAGCAATCGCGGCGTCTCCAAGCAGTGGCTTGACGAAGCGAGCGGCGGGCAAGGCAGCACCTATGCCCACGGTTGCCGCATCAATGGCGCCCTTGTAGGTCGCGGTTTCCTCGTCCAGGCCTTCAGCCATACCCACCTGCTTGCCGGCGTAACCAGCAGGCGCACCAGCGGCCACCGCCGCTCCCACAGGGCCGCCCATTGCGGCACCGACCACAGTGCGCGGCAGGACAGCGGCAGCCTCGCCCAGGATCTGGCCGACAACGCCAACCTCAGCAGGATCAGGGCGCAGGTCCATCACTGCTTGGGCGGTGCCCTGCCCCAAGGTTTCCTGGCTGGACCGCTCGGCGCTCGTCACGTCAGGCGATCCGCCAAACTTTGGCTCGGGCAGCAGCGCGCTGGCAGCCAGATCGAGGCCGCCCTGCCACAACGAACTGAACCCGGACTCAATGGCGCCGCCAGCCTCAAGCCCACCGCGCAACAAGTTGGGGCCCAGGGTATCCAGGGCGCCAGTGAAGACGCCCGGCTCAGGTCTTTCCTCTGTACGCTCAAAGCGCTGATCCTGGCTTAACGCCTCGTTTTCTTCGACCAATCCATCGAGCCAGCTCATTTGACTTTCACCACCATAGGTTGCTTGGTCGTCGGGTCGATCTGCACCCGGCCTGCATTCATCAAGTAATACGAGCCTTCACGGCCCGGCACCGGCGACAGCGGCATGTCCTCAAGCTGACTGATGGGGAACTTGGTCCGCTCGGCCATGCCTTGCAACTCCAGGTCCACGACCTTATCGAAGGCATCATCGGCCATGCCGTAGGGCTTGATGACCTTGGCCCCGCCACGCTCGCTGATACCGCCGGTTGCCATGTCGATGGCAGCCTGGGCGGTGTCGCTGTCCAGATCCTCGCCCTCTCCGTAAACAACCCCTTTGGCCGCTGCCGTGCCTGCATACAGGGACTTGAAGGCCAGGAACGCCTGCTCCCGCTGCGGCGTGCCGGGAGCCATCGAGGTGCCAATGTGCTCTTCGAAGGCCTCACGGAAGATGTTGTCTTTCGGCAGTGGCACAGATTTATCCTTCAGCACGCTGCCACCGGCGAGCAACATTTTGGGAACGTCGGTTCCGTCCTTGCCCTTGAGCCCACGAAACTGGGCCATACCGGCCAACACGGTGATGGGTTGATCGGCAATCAACGGCTTGATGGCAGCGGCGTAATCGGCGCCGGACGGCGAAGATGCGGCAATGGCACCCAACAGCTGCAGCTTGGTGCCGTCGTCTGCCTGGGTCATCACCGAGGACAGCATCGCGACTTCTTCTGGCTTGAACGGAACGCGGGCAACCTCGGGGCCGTATGCCTTGCGCACGGAGTTGACGACGTCGAAGCGCTCGGCGATCTGCTCGCCCAGCTTGGCCTGGCCTTCTGGCGTGGTGATGCCTGAGACGTCCAGGGGCGCCACGTCCTGCCCGGTGCGCATGGCGTTGAAGGTCAGCGGATTGTCACGCAGTAGCTTGAGGTTGTTGTCGATGGCGGTTTGCAGCCGCGCCACGTTGGCCTGCTGGGTGACGCTTGCCCCGTTCTTTGCCATGTCCAGGCGCATCTGGTCCACGTATTGCTGTTGCACGGCAATGGGCTGGCGCAGCAATTTTTGCGATTCGACCATTTCTCCCATGCGGGTGTTGAACTCGCCAGCCAGGGAGGTGCCAGACAAGGCCGACTTCCACCGTTGCTGGTCCGCTGGTGTTGGCGGAATGCCGGTCGAGGCCTGCCGGTCCATCTGGGTGAGGATCCGCTCAGCCTTCATTTCCCGCATTTCGGCTTGGCGCTGCTGCTGCTCCTTCACCTGGAAGATTCGACCGCTGACGGTGTTGAGTAGCTGGTTGCGCTTCTCAGGGTCCAGCTTCTTGGCGTAGAAACCGTCCTCGGCGGTCAGGTCGTGCTCCAGCTTTTGCAGGCTGCCAATGCTTTCGCGTGACTCGATGACGCGCTGGGTCGCGTGCGTGGTCCAGTTGCCGTCCTTGAATTCCTGTTTCTTGCTGGCCCAGGCCTCGCCAAACGCCAAACGCCCGGCAACGTCGATATCCTCGGCATCCATGCGGGCGTTGATCTGGTCAACGTTGGCCCCGGGCATGGCAGCGTCTTTGCCCAGCATGTCCATGCGGGACGTGAGGTCGCTCTGTGCGGCCAGGATCCGGCCCTTGCCGGAAGCCTCGCGAACCTTGTCCAGGCCACCCAGCTGCATGCGCTTGAGGGAATTACCGATTTCACCCTGCTGCGCCTGGTCAAGCCCTGGAGTTTCCAATGCCGGCAACTGCGCAACGGCAGCTTGGTAGGCCTCTTCCGATTTCTCATAGCTCAACTGGCCGGTGCGCATTTGCTCATCAAGGTCGTTGGCAATGGTCTTGATTTGGGATTCGCGGTCGATCAGCGCGTTGCTGGCTTTCACGCGGGATAGGGCTTGATCCTCCTTGTTGACCTGGTCCAAGTAGTTAAAGGCCGCGCTCTGCACTGCGTTTGCCGTCTGCTGGGCGGCACGCGTCTGCGCGCTGCTGTCGGTCACTATCACGCGGTTCTGTGGCGTTTCCTGTTGGACGTTGACCTGTCCAAAGCTGCCCAGTGGTATCTGTGCCATCAGGTGTTACCCCCAACGCTTGAAACTGTTCCGTTCCGGCCTGCTGCCGACGCCTTCCAGGAGGAGCCCAACTGCGCACCAGTCGACAGTACGGTGCCAATCGATTGAGAGTTGGCCGCCGACCGTGCCTGTTTGCCTGCTAGCTGGTAGTTGCTGGCATCGTTGTAAAGCCTGGCCTGCTGGTTGCGACCATTGAAAATGGTCAGCGCCGCATCTTCCTCTGCGTTGCCAATTATCTCTTCGTTGATGTTGATCGCGGTCCCGGCCCCAACCTCGACGCCAGAGGCCGCAAGGGCTGCGTTCGCCTCGCTCGCCTGGTTGCGTGCAAGACGGCGGATACGGTCGGCCTGCACTACCGCCGCGCTGGCTGCTGTGTCCGCGTCTGCCTGTGCCTGCTCGCCCTGCGCGTTGGCGTTGAGTTGCGCCTGCTTGCCTGACTGTTGGGTCGAATAGACCGAATAGACCGTAGCGGCAGCAACAGCGGCATATGCCGCGTACCCCGCGTATGCCGCGTACCCTGCTGCACCGACTGCCATGATTAGATCTCCATCATCAAGAGGGGGCCGATATTGCGCAGGCCCTGGGATTCATAAAGACGGGTCGTTCCTTCGACGTTTACGCCGGTGCCGATACCCATGTGGATTTGCTTCGCGCCCTTGATCCTTGCCCATTCCTGGAAGGTCTGGATCAGGCGGATGGCTATTACCCCATTACGCTTGGACGGCTCGACGAACAGCGAGTAGTCATAGGCGATCAGGTCATCGCTAAACCATTGATCCGTCAGGCCGCCAGCCATGCCGCCAACCACTTCCCCTGCCACCTCGGCAACGAAAACAACCCCCGCGCCATTGATCAGGGCGTGGAGGAAGTTGGCCGATTTCTCGTGGCTGTAGTTCATCGAGGCGTAATTGCTGGTTGCGTGGAGGATGTTCCCCAGCTCAATCAGGCGAGGGACATCAGAGTGCTTGGCAGGCCGAATCATGGGGATTACCTCAATCGTTGAACGTGGCTTTCTTGATGACGCTCAGAAGCTGGAAGGGCAAAGGCTGCTCTTGCGTGATGGTGATCGTGGCCTGGCCGCGCTCCCATCCCAGGTTTTCCATGCGATGAACACCGGTAAACAGGTCGGGGGGCTGATCGAGCGTGCCGGCGCCGGTCGAGCGAAAGGCGATGATCTGGCCGTTGACCTTGCAACCGGTGGTTTCCAGAAAACGCAGGGTTATTTCCCCAATGCGCATGCTGTTGCCCTGCACGCTGCCGGTGTTGCCCTGAACTTCTGGCGTCAACGTCTTGATCTTCGTGATGAAGTTGAGGCCGATCTGCACAGTGAAGGCGTTGCGCGGGATGGTGACCTGGCCGCCGGTGACGACCTGCTGCTGCATGACGATGCCGTCAGCAACGATATCCACGGTCTTGCCTTCCAGGTGTGCAAGGCCACCCCACACCGACGCGCCTGGGCCGCTGACAGCGTTCACGCCGCAATCAACCCTCACGCCCGAGGCGAACCGCTCGATGTAGCGCACGTTCTGCCCGTTCACCGTGCGCCGCACGACGCACCACACCTGATCGCCGTCAGGGATTGGGATGGACGCACAGGATTCATAGGCGCCGTCCGTGACCTGGCGGGCCCAGCCGATGACGTCCTGGTCGCGGTCTACGGTCATGGTCGCCATAACGCCATCGGCGCGCACCAGGTACAGGATCGATTCAGGTTCCTGCTGGTAGGCCATGTCCACAACGCCGGACTTGGTGGCGTGCTCGGACAGAATCGACATATCAGGCGATCCGAAGGTGTCCGAGTCGTACTTGTAGGCCATGGCCCGAAGCTTGCGGTTGGCCCGCTGGACAAAATACAGCTCGTTGCCAATCCGAACCGGGCGCACGCGGTTGCAGCCGTAGACCGATGGGTTCTTGGCGCGAATGTTGGTTGGGGTGATGGCCTTCTCAACGCCGCCGCTAACGGTGAACTCACCGCCATAGGTCAGCGGGATCAGGGCGTTGATCTGGCCCATGTGAAGGATGGGGTTGATCTGGTCCGAGGATAGGTTGTAGGACAGTGCGTCGTCGTCCTTGGTGCCAAGCTCGAAGTTCAGATACTCGCTGGTGCGCGATTCCCAAATGGTCTGTGGATAGTTCACGGAGCCGCCCAGGGCTAGGCGCTGCTCGTATAGGGTGCCAGCGCCAGGGTAGCCGTCGATGTCGTTCCAGACGGACGCCTCAAGCGACCAGGCGTTGGCCGGCGATGCAACGGCGGACGTCGGCGCCGAACGGATGATTCCAGAAACCACCGTGGCGCTGGTGTAGATGCTGATCTCAAGCAAGCCGCCATTGATCTTGACGAACTTGCCCACGTCATTGGAGCGCCAGCCAGCAGCCTCCAGGGTCATGGTGACGACGCCGCCCACAGGAGTGGCAGCGCTCAGGGTGTTGGTGGTCTGGGGCGATCCCTTGAGCGACCACGTAGGGCGCACGGCTGCGGTGAACGCGTTGAGGACTTCAACAGTCACCACCGTGGCGCTGGTGTAAGCGGTGATCTTCGCAACGCCACCACCGGACCAGATTTCGCGATCCACGTCAGAAGCCAGGAATGCAGAAACGGCCGAGGTGGCCGTGCGCCCAGTGCCCACCGTTGGGTCACTGAATGTGATTGAGGTTGTGAAGTCGATGCCCTTCTCGTCGAAAGGCTTTGTCACGAATGGCGCAGGGGCAAGGCTCCACTCAGTATCAGCGAGCCGACGCAGACGATAGACCGGCACGGAGGTGTTGAAGATGAACATGGTGTCAGCGCCCTGCACATAGTCCACCCGATCAAGCACGGTGTGACTGTAGGGGCTGACCAGTTCGACGCCGGTGTACGTGCCGTCCGGGTAGTAGATCCTCACGTAGAGGTCGCCGAACTCGCACATGTAGGCCTGCTGGGTGTTGAAGACGTAAGGGATCAACCGGCACTTCTTATCGGGGAACTTGGTCGCAGCAACGAACAAGGTGCCGTCCCGGCGATTCGCCCCGCCGTGGATAACCGGCCAGGCGTTCTCGATAGTCTCGGCACCGTTCTGGTAGCGGGCCAGGTCAACCCGGCCCAGCATCCTTGGGGATACCTCACCGGCGGTGAAGTTCGTTTGGATCAGCGACAGGCGGGCCATTACCAGAAACTCCCAAAGCGGGAGGCAAGCAAGCGCTCATCGCCCAGGGTCTGCGGCGGATCTTCCTGGCCATCAACGGCGCGGGCCCGGCGCTTCTCCTGTTCGAGTTCTTGCCCCAGGGCCTGCTGCAACGCTGCGGACTGGGTCACGGGATAGGCCAGCACAGCGGCCATAGCCAACGTGACCAGCTTGACCAGGCTCGAATCCCAGGTGCTTTCCACCTCATTGCGGAACACGTAGCGCAGCTCAAGCACCGTGGTGTCGGCCTGTATGCTTCGTCCCTCGACCAGATAGTCAATCTGCTGGCCAGCGGTACCCACCTCCAGCACGCGCATGAAGTCGGCTGGCAGCTCAAAGGCATGCTCATAGCCGAAGGCAGGGGCAGCGGCATCAGGCGCCAGAACAACCCGTTTGATGCAGCAGTTCCACGGGTGCTGGCGAATCATGTCGTCACGCACAGTGGGGTACAGGTTGGCGCAGAGCTTGGCCCGGTCCAGGTTCAACTGGTCGTTGAAATCGTTGATGGTCTGTGCACCCAGCATCAACAGGGCGTTGGAACAAATCGATACACCGGTGGCCATGCTCATCTCCAACCTCCAGATAAAAAGACCGGGGCACTAGGCCCCGGTAAATTGATTGCCTTCCCTGGCCGCCTCGATGATCAGTTGCCGTCGATGTACTGCAAGCGAAGGCCGACGGTTCCGGCGCCGGTTGCAGCAGCGGTCAACGTGATAGCCACGTCGTACTGCTTGCCCGGGTCCGCAGCGAGGCCCAAGGCCTGCCACAGAGGTTTCTCGATGTCGGCCAGGCCGAAGCCTGCGCCGGCGTCTGCCGCATCCGCTTCGTGGGTCACGTCCTGGTTGATCAGTGCAGCGGTGAGGGCCTGGGCCGAGGCGAAGAAGTCAACGTCCACCACGGCGCCGGCATTGACTGCCGCAACGTCGTAGAGGCCGATATCACCCACGGCGGTGGTGATCGCATCGCAGGACAACAACAGGCGGGACACACGGTCCACCGAGTTGATGCGCACCAGGCGATACACCGAGCCAATGGAATCGGTAGCGGCCGCCTCGACGAAGCCAACGCGCTCACGCAGGCGGCCACCGTCGATACGCTGGGGCGACAGGGTTTGTGGGAGCGCGTCAGAGTTGGTGACGGCGGTTGATTTGGTGGTTACTACTGCCATGATTCATGCTCCTGATTCAGTGGGTGGAGGCGATGCCTGAGCCTTACGACTCAAGCGCGGCGATTTCCACAACCTTTTCTTCTTCCACCCGCACAGAACCGATGGACATTTTTCCATAGATACGGACGTTGAAGCCCTTGCCAGGATCTTCGCCAACCTTGGTGGTGATGTCGGCGCCCTTGCCCAGTGTTACGCCAGACTTGGCCCAGGCGTAGAGCAGGCGGGTGCTACCAGACAGCGGGGTACGCTCGGACGGAATCCAGGTGAAGCCCATCCACTTGCCTTCTACGTCGCCATCCTCGAGAAACTTGCCGGCCATGTAGTCAGCGCTGGTCAAGGTAGGGTCGGCCAGGATGTCAGCAGCAGCAGAAGCGCTGTAGGTGATGTACAGCTCTTCGCCGTTGTGGTTGTCCGCCTCGTTGCGACGGAACAGCTTGCGGGCCTGAATGATCTTGGCCTTGGTCAAGCCAGTGCCGCCTACAGCGATCTTCTGGGAAGCCGGCAAGATGATGTTGCCGGTGGTGGCGCGTGAGTTGCCGCCCATGCTGGCAATGATTACGTCGTCTTTGGCGCGGTTCAGCGAGGCAACCATGGCCTTGACGTAGTCCGAGGTTGGATCAACCAACATGCGGATCTTGTCCTGGTCGTCGAGCATGTCGCCATCTTCCCAATCGAACAGGTCCACAAAGCGCGTGCTGTGTGGTTGATCGTTGATCGGGGTGTCGCCGTGGCGAGTGGTGCGGCGCTTGGCGGTACGTTGGCCCATGCGGTTGATCGACTTGGACATACCAACGATGTTTGGCTCGATGCTCACACGGGTTTCAAGCCGCGAGGTCATTTGCTGCGCCAGGTGACGGAAGTTGTCGCCGAACTGCTGGACGAAGGCTTCGGTGATTTGAAAGGACATACGATGCACTCCAATGCAGATAAGTGGGTTGCCTGCCGGGTATCCGCATTCGCGGGCCGGGGTTCCTGGCGTGCATCGGCTTTGCTGCGCCTCGGGGCTTTCCGGGTATCTGCGTGCCATCGCAGGCCGGCCCATTGCTGGGATGCCTGCGATGTTTGTGCATGGGAGGTGTCGGTTTCCCGACTATTTGCGGCGGGGATCAGAAGCGGGATTTTGGCTTGTTGTATTTCGCGTCATACATGCCGTCGAGCTGAGCCTTGATGCCGGCGCGCTTCGGATCGTGCTGCGGCAGTGCTTCGAGCTGGGCACGTAGCTCAGCTGTCTTGACTGCGAAGTCACCGTCGTTGACCACGCCACCACCGTTGATGGGGGTATCTTCCTTGAGTTCCTTGCCGATGTTGGCGGTGAAGGCGATGAAGTCCGGATCGTTGCCGTACTTGCTCATCAGGGCTTGGAAGTTGCCCGGCTTGCCGGCTTCGCTGGCGAACGTCTCGGCAGCACGGTAGGACGCGGTCACGTTGGTTTTCATGGCCGTCTCATCGGTCCACACGGCCTTGAGCGCGGCAGTACAGTCCTGAGTGGTCAACTGCGCACCACCCTCGATAAGGCCTGGCGCCGCCTTCATGTATTCGCCGATAACGTATTGCACCTGGTCATTGGTCAAGCCCTTGGCGTGGGCGCCCTTCAGGAACGATTGAGTTCCCTCATCCGCTTTGAACTCATCCCAGTTGAAGCCCTCGACGCCTTCCAGCTTGACCGCGTATTCATCTGCGGTCTTGGGCGGCACATCACCGGAGCCCATGCGGGTCTCCAGGTGTTTGTACGCCTCGGCAACCTTGCGCGACGATGCTTCCAGATCAAGGCTGCCGTCCTCTTTGTTGGTCCGGTACTTCTCGGGGATGAAGTCAACGGTTGCGGCGCTGCCCAGCACAGAAGCGGCAGGCGGCTCCGTAGTAGCCGGCGGAGCGGTCACCGTGGATGGGTCGCCACCCTCGCCTGCCTCAGCCATGAAGAAGTGACCCAGTCGGCCATGGATAAACCAGTTCATCGTTGTTCCCCTTGCTCGTCGTTATCGTTGGCGTCTACTTGCACGCCGTTGGCGCGGTTGATCCGCAAAACAATGTGATCAAGCACCTCGCGGTGCCCGGATTGCTGGTAGGTCTTGAGGATGGCGTCGATGCCGCCGATGGTGCAGGCGTTCTTGGCGAAGCGCTGAATCAGCAGCTCCAGCACAACCCGGCCTTCGTGATGATCCTCGAACACCCGCTTGAACATGGCGTCGGTCTGTTCCAGTGTCAGGTTCATGCAGCGGCCCCTTGTTGTTTGAGCGCAGCCTCACCGGCCTGCTGTTGCATCATTTGCTGTTGAGCCTGCTCCTGTGCCTGCTGGTTGGCTGCGGCTCGATCCTCGCGGAGCTTGTCGCGGTCTGCCTTGCTGCGGATGACGGACGACGGAACGCCCAAGGCCTCACCCTTGAAGCGCTGGGCCTCGTCCATGTCGATGTTGTCCATGACGGTTGGGTCAGCCTGGGCAACGATCAACGCGCCCTCGATGAACTGGTCAATGGCGGTGACTTCCTCGAGCTTCTGCGACCGGGCAAGCGGCGACAGGTAGCGCACGGTGAAGTTACGGCCGGCCAGTGACTCGGGTGCAGCGCCCAGCACGCCAGCGCGGTAGGCAATGCCAAAGCAGCGCTCTACCAGGGGTTGCAGGTATTCGGTCTGGAGCCGGCCATAGACCGGGCCCAGCAGCTGGCGGATCAGGTTCACCCGCACATGCACCTCGGTGGCCGTCATCGCCGGGCCGTCCTGGGCCTGGAGCTGGTCGGCCATCAGGATCTTGCGAATGGAAGCCTGCAACCGGGCGATCTTGGTTTCCGCATACTGGAAGTTCGAGCCGCTTTGCAGGGGCTTCATACTGTCGACGCTGTTGGCCACGATGATCTTGCGCGGCCCCACCTTGACGGTTCGAGGGTTGAGAACGCCGTCATCCTCGGCAATCCACATGCCGGCGATAGCCAGGTCGCCGGCGGCGAGGTCCATCCTGCAGAGTTCGTTCAGGGTGCGAGCGTCTGGCAGTGCATCGAACACCGGACCAACCGCATACACGCTGTCCGGGATCATCATCCAGCGCGGCACCACCACAGGCATTTCGTGATAGCCCGACTCGCTGACCAGCTGCTTGGCTTCCACCTCGACCTTGCAGGACGCAATGGGCATGTTCTTTGCCAGCTTGGCGCCGACCATGTACGTGGTGCGCGGGTAGATGGCGTGAACGAACCGCACCAGCTCCTGCGGCTTGTCCTTCGCCAGCTTGCGGGTGTTCTCGCTTAGGTTGTCTTCGCCGAACTCGTTTACCGCCTGCTCTGCCGTGAGCTTGTACTCCCGGTAGACGGTGTCGATCTTGCCGCCGGCCTTGGACGCCGAGGCGTAGACGCTCGCGATGGGCCACAGGTCGAACGTAAAGCCGCCCTTCTCCATGTCCTGGTCGATGTACAGGGCAAACCACCCAGCGCACACAACGTCGATAAGCCCCTCAAAGGCGGCCGCGTCGAAGTTGGATGCGTGGATGTTCTGCCAAAGGATGTCCGCCGAGTCGTCCAACCACCGGCGCTCCTCGTCGGTTTCCTGGCCAACGTCCATACCGAACCACAGGGAGTTGGCCGGGGTCAGGCCCGACATGATGCCGGACGACAGAATGCGGGCCGCGTCCGTAGTGGTCCCATCGATCATCCTGGCCTTGCGCATCTGCGCTTCCATGGCCGTGATTTGCTCCGTGCAGAAGCCGCTACCCCGGATCGGATAGCTGTGGTCGAAGCAATCGCGCCAGGTCTGCTCATGCGGCGAGCGCAGCGACTTGAGAGTGCTCAACGTTTTGCAGATCTGGGATGCGTTCATGCTCCGAGTGTCCTCTTGCCCTGTTCCAGGACGCTGCCAGCGGCGCCAGCGGACGACAGCAGGCTGCTCTCGGCCTTGCGCTTCTTGCGGGTCGCGGTTTCTTCGTTGGCCTTCTGCGCAGCCAGGTCGGCGGCCTTCTGTGCCTCGACCTGCGGGTCTGGCGCAGCGACTACCTTCGGCTTGGATGGTTTGCTACCCATGGCTGTTACTCCTTGACCGGTGGTTCAGGGCACAGCCAGCCGTCTGGTGTCATGACTGCCTGTTTGAGGGTGGTTGGATCGACGGCGCCAGTTGCTGCTGGCCTTGGCTTGCTCATGGCCTCGCGGTCACTTTCGCGCTGTGCATCGATGACGAGGGGTTCGCCGCCGTCGTTCAGGCGCTGGGCCTCGGCTTCGGCCTCTTCCTTGCTGGCGCCGACGAAGTCGCCGATCTTCACGACCTTGCCGTCAACCAGCGGGGCGTTCTCGTCGATGACGATCCAGCGACCGCCACCGTTGTGCTTGGCGACGTACAGCGGGGCCTGGGGCTCGGTGGAGGTGGATTCGCCCGTGGCGGCGGTAACGGCGGACGCAATCGGGGTCATGGTGGCGAGGGGTTCGCCGGGGGTCTGCGGGGTAAGGTCTGGGGCTGGCATGCTGGTGGGCCTCGGTGATAGATCATCAAAGAGGCCTCAGCATCGTGGTGACAGGCTGTCGGGTTCCCGACTATTTGCGAGGGAGGCAGGCGGTACTCACGTAGTCCTGAAGCGCGCTCAAGGCGCGGATGGCGTCATCACCGTCTGTTGCCGTGGCGACAATTCGTCCAGCAGACGCTGGGTCAAGTTCGGCTCTCGCTTCTGCATGGTCCACGCTGGTGGCGGCGGTGGCGTCTCGCACTGCTGGGCAGGAGGCCTTGACTGACAGGCGCTCAGCACCAGTGTTGATGCGAGCAAGGCGGACAGCATTGATCTGATTCGCACGTTCGCGCTCCTCGGTGTGCTGGGTGTCGAGCTGCAACAGCAGCCTTTGGGTGTTCTTGCGAGACTCGGCAGCAGCCTCAAGCTCGCCGTTGAGCTTCTTCGCCGCGCCCAGGCTGGTGGTGACATGGTCAAGGCGCCAGCCCGCGAGGATGAGCGCCACAACCAGCCCAACGATGAGATAGCGAGTTATGGCGCCCATGGTCAGACCACCAACTGCCAGTCATCGGCGAGCATGTCAGTCTGCGAAGCGACCCATGGCACCAACAGCCCGTCGGCGGTGTACATGGCAATGAACGGTGCAAAGCCCTGCCATCCATCTGGCATTTGCTTGATACCTTCGATGCTGGCGTTCCAGTGAGCGGTGGCGCCAGCCAGAGAAAGCCACATCCCTTTGCCGTTCCACCCAGCCCGCGCAGCCCGCTTGCCCATCTTCAGCGCCTCGATGACAAGGCCGAAGCTCATGCCCTCGGTTGGGCGGTAGGCAGCATCGAACTGCGCCTTGGGCGACCAGCTGATGTACCCGTCGTGCGCGGAATGGTTAGGCGCGCCACCGTCCGTGTACTCAACCAGATAGCCGTCATCGGCCCCATTCTCGTCGGCAGGCAATGCCCAGCCTCGATAGTCGTTGTAGGCGAGACGAGTCATTGCCAGTGCAATGACGATCTTGGTGCCGATGTAGTGCTGATTCATGGGTATTGCCTCGGTGGTGGTGGGATTTATCGTGCGTACCAAGTCATCGCGAAGCACCGCGCGTCGTGCGGCACCTCGGCGATAGGCCAGCGCAGGCACTGCATGTGCTTACGCTCTGGCCTGGTGCGGCTGATGCGAAGCGTCTGCACCAGGTAGGCAGACCCGGCAGCAGTGGTGATGTAGTCGCCGACTGCGATGCCGTCAGCGCCATCAACGTACAGCTTGCACGGCGTGTAAGGCTGCTTGCGGCCTGCCATGGCTACTGAGCCCCCATGCACTGGCTGTAGCGCTTGAGCTGGCGCGTCCACACACCTGGGCAACGCTTGTTGCCTGGGGTGGAGCAGTCGAAGCCGGCGGCGAAGCGATACTTGAGCAGTGAGGCGCACGCCTGGGCGTACTGGCCGGCTTGCAACTTGGTACGCATCGAGGACTTGCGCCAGGTGCCGATGCCGTACTGGCCGATGAAGTCCATGTACAGATCGAACTCGGCTTGATGCAGCTTCACGCCCTGGATGGACGCGGCGAACAGCTTCTCGTCCTGGCTGATCAGGTTGCGGGCCAGCACGTCAGCCCGTTGCCGGGTGATGGTGTCGCCCATGCGGACTGGAGTGCCGTCTTCGTAGCGGGTCGAGCCGTGGCCGATGGTGGGCACGTCGCCCTTGGTGGGGATGACCGCGTGATCGGTGAAGCCTTCGTTGGCCTTCCAGGCGCCCAGGCCGCCAAGCGACATGGTCAGGAGAGCGACGGCTACGCGCTGGCGGGCGTTCATCAGCCTTGCGTCCGGTTCGGGCGAACCCAATCACGGAACTGAGCCCAGTAGCGCGGCACCAACAGGCCGATCTGCAACACCAGGTACAGCACAGTCAGCGCTGTGACCCACTCGGCAGGCGTCATACCGAACAGCATGGCCCCTGACACGATGATTGGCGGCGCGGCTTTGGTTGCCTCAACGGCTACGTCTTGGGCTGCGTTCAAGATTGTTTCTCCCCGATAAAAAAAGCCCCGCACTGGTGGCGGGGCAGCGATGACGGCAAGGATCATCGGGGCAGGGTGTCGGGATCCCGACTATTTCGGCATCTGTCGTACGAGCCTCGCCCCCAACGCCTCGCGCGATGCCTGCCAGCACCACCACAGCTCGCGCGTACCCTTCGATTGGTACTCGTCGCTTTGGTGGGCCTTGGCGGTGTTCAGGCCTCGGCCTGATGCCCATGTCTCAAATTCCTGTTGTGATGTGTTAGCCATTTACAAACCCTCAAGCTTTGGAGTGATAAGCCCACCAGTCGCCAACAGCGACCATGGGCAGTCTTGAACGGTCGTTGCCGGTGATCTGGCACCAGAACGACACAAGGCGCTCGCCCTCGGTGTAGCGAGGTTCAGCGCCCTGCTTCCAACCCAGCAGCGTGGTACGAGCCACGCCGATGGCATCCGCAACCGACTGCGGGGAGTAGCCGGAGCGTGACAGCACGGTGATGACCGCAAACCAGTCAACACGCTGCTCGACCAGGGCCAGCATGGTTAGGCACCACGCCCGTGCATGCGCTGGGACGCGTCCGCCAGCTCACGCATGTTATCGACGCTGATCGCCTTGGGCCGGATAGACGCCCGGCCCGCCTGATACGCGTAAACCTCCGGGTCGTCCAGAAACGCGCACGCGCGCGAGGTAGAGCGATCTGGCGCACCCACCCCCGCCGCCCTTCGAATGGTTTTATCCATTTCGGATATAACCGCCGTAAAACCCATAACCGGATTCTCCAGCTCGTCGAACTGGAACGGATGCACGGCTCTGCGCAGCCCCAGGAGCGTTTCAGGCTGTTCTGGCGTTGAGAGGTCCACGTCTACGCCGATCATCACCCAACCGTCGTGTAGCTCACGGCAGGCCCATTGCAGGATTGGTTTCATGATTCCCCCGGTCATTGGCAGGCGGCTGGTAGGCCGAGCTGGTGAAGCACGTAGGCCGCGAACACCATCACGGCCAGCATTGCGGCGGTTACGTGGAGCAGGACTGTTTTCACGATGATTTGCCCTCCAGCGGCACGACACGAACCGAGACGCCCGGGGTTTCGCTGAATCGCTTGCTCAGCGAAACGTTGACGACCTGGACGTCATCCTTGAAAACGATCCCGTTGATGCCGTCACAGATGGCCTTGAGCACGTTGTCGGCGTCGGGCTTCTTGGTGGGCATGACCAGGCCTTGCAGGGCCTCGGCCGATTTCTTCTTCGACCAGGACGCGGCCACGGCCACGAAGATTTTCATTTCCAGCAGCACAGGGCCGGCGATCAGCTCACGGCCTTGCATGGCCTGCTGTGCTGCCATGGCGATAAGGGATTCGTAGTTGGCGGTTTTCTTGGGCGTGAACATGCGCGCATGCCCGCCGATGGTGGACACACGGGGCCGGCCCTTGCCGATGGCTTCGCCTGGGACCAGGAACGACACGGGGCTGAGTTCAGACATGGTCATCCCTCCGGATGTTGAGCTTGGCCAGCAGCATGGCGCGGCAGGACTTGGGGTCTTTGGGGATTTCGAGGATGGCGACCAGCTCGTCGGCCTGCTTGCGGCTGTGTTCGAGCTGAACCTGCTCACGCGGTCGCATGCTGTCGCTGCCAATGCCCTTGGCGATTCGCCCTTCGAGCGGTTGGCCGGTCTGTGCGCGGCGCATGACGATGGCGTAATTGCGCTCGAAGCGTTGGCGTAGCGGCTTGTCATCGGCCCTGGCTGTGCGTAGGTCGAACGTGCTCGTGGCTTCGGCTGCAATGCGCACAGCGTCGTGGCTGTACCGGCCTTCGAGGGCTTGCATCCAGGCGTCCGCCTCATGCGGCAAGCCCATCTGTTCGGGCGTTGGCTTGCACCAGGCAACGAACTGGCCGACGTTGGGCAGGAATGGGCTGGATGACTTGCGGGCCTGCTGGAACCCGAAGGCCAGTTGCTCATCGCTGTTGATCCCGCCTTGCACGAAGCCTGCGATCCACTCGCGCTTGGCGTTCTTCAGTGCCTTGTCATCGACCCAGGCCTGGCGCCATGCCGGGAAAATGCCCTGGAGCTTGTCGAAAACGGTGTTCACGATCTCGGCTGTGCGTTGATCGACCTTGATCGGCTGGGCCATCGGGATCTGTGCCAGTGCCTGTTGCGGGTCGAGGCCTTTGGTGATTTCCGAAACGCGTTTCATAGGATCGGCTCCAGTGCCCAGTCAGTGCTGGTCATGTCCAGCGGTTGGTTGTTGGTTCTGTGCGGTGCGGTCATGCGGCGGTTGGCGTCTTCCTGGGCCTTGAGCAGCCAGTTGCGCCATGTGGCGATCCAGTCGGCCTTGGTTCCGCCGTTTCCACGCCAGTAGTTCACGAACTTCTCGGTTTCGTTGATCAGGTGCACGGCTGGGGCGCGCTCGGCCGCCCACTTGCGCATGTCAACGGAGACGTTGAACGGTTCCGGTAGTCGGGCTTTTCGCTTGGGCTTGGGTTCGGTCGCTGCTGGAGCTACCGGTGCCGGATTTTCGGTAAGGGGGGATAAAGGGGGTTTTAGATCTTCTTCTGTATCTGTATCTGTATCTGGGGGCGTTACAGTAACGTTACCTTCCTGTTTCTTCTTGGCACGATGGGCTGCAACCCTTGCCCTGCTTGAGTCGGAGACGAATTGGCGCTTGTTCCATGCAACCGGCTGGCAGTCTCCATCAATGAGCCCTTTCGCAAGAAACAGGGCTTTCGAGGTGGCCCATTCCTCGTTACTGATACGGAGCTGAAACGCGATTTCTGTTTCATGTAACGTTACATCGTCGTTACTGCAACGCAGGCATAACAGCATGACGAAGCGGCGTTGATCTGCCTCGCTCATCATCTGAACTTTGGGGTCAGTGGCGAACTCGCCATACATCCGGAACCAATCCATGGTCAATCCCACCCGAGCGGGCCAGGCCGCTTCTTCTCAGCCTTAAGCCCCAGCTCAGCCAGGGTTTCGAGCGAGCGCAGATAGTCAGCATTCGTGACGATTGCTGACTGGGGGACTACTTGAAGATCGAGGGCGGCCAGAGCCTTACAAAATCGCTCAATGATCCCTTCCTTCTTCCAGTTCGATATCGCCGACTCACTCAAGTCAACTGAAGCGGCGACGTTCTTCTGGCCTATCGACAAAAGTCGGGTCAAGAACAGAGCTTCGAACTCGCGTGCCCTTGAGGCTTGCTCCGGGCTTAATTTGTCCGTGCTCATGATCAGGCCGCCGACTTGGAGGCTTCCGCCTCTTTGTGCATGGCTTCGATGGCCTTGCCGGTGTCATAGGCGATGCCGGCGCCCTTGCTGGCGCGGTGGATCGTGGGCTGGGTTGTGCCGGCTCTCTTGGCGATTGCAGCCTGGGAAAAGCCCCAGCCGGCAAGGTCTGCAAGCATTTTCTTAATGGTCATGTTGGCTCACCAATGCGTTTACGTATTGACGATGATACGCAAGCGGATTGGCCGAAGCAATAGACTCCTTTTCGATACGTTTTCTTATTGGGTGTTTTGATGAAAATAGGTGAAAGACTTGCTGCGGAAATGGAGCGCCTTGGCCTGTCGGAAGGCGAATTGGGACGCCGCTCTGGCGTCAATCAGCCGACCATTCACCGGATAATCACTGGTGATTCGAAGAACCCGCGCCAGGACAACGTTGAAAAGATAGCAAAGGCCCTGGGAGTTACATCTAATTGGCTATGGCAAGGAGGCGAAAAAGGGGGGAGTGTGGTCGTGGCGAACTTTGCCGGCAAGGCAAAGGGAGACATCGAAATTCCTCAATACGACGTGGCGGGCTCAATGGGACCAGGGCAAGTAGTACCCAGTGACTATATCGAGACAATCCGCAATATCACCGTTCGCCAGGAATACCTGCGCGAACAGGGCGTCAACTTCAGCAAGGCCGAAAACCTGGCAGTAGTGACTGGCTTCGGCGAGAGCATGAATAAGACTTTTACCAGCGGCGATCCGCTGATCATCGACAAGGGCGTGAACGAGGTCGTGGTCGATGGGGTTTACCTGTTCTCGCTGGACGGGATGCTGTACATCAAGCGTTTACAGCGATTGCCGAAGATGATCCGCATGATTTCCGACAATGACGCCTTCCCACCCTACGACATCAAGGGCACAGAGCTTGAGCTGCTGAGCATCCATGCTCGGGTGCTGCTGGCCTGGAATTCAAGAAAGCTGTAACCCCAAGGAAAACCGACGAGCCCGCCACTGAGCGGGCTTTTTTTCGCCTGGAGAAAAATCAATGCATTTACGTATTGACGAAACCAATCCGTTTTCGTATCGTTCGCACATCGCAGTAATACGCGACCGCTCTTTAGCTCTACCCCTGCCGGATCACCACCGGCCAGCAACAAGGCAAGCGATGGACCGGCCTCAACGGTCCAGAGGGATGGCAACTGTCCCAGGGTGCGCAGCGTAAAGCCCCGAATCAGTTTTCCAGCGGACAGGGTCGCGGCTGGAGTTCAGGAAACACGGAATTTTTCACTGATGCCCATCCAGAGCGGTGGGCATTGGGAAAACAACCGGAGCAAGACCATGTTCAACAAGACAGCGCGAACGATTTTCGAGGAACGCCTCGATAAGGCTCGAAACCTGCCCGCCAATGACTTGGTCGGCTCCGAGTCTGAACTGTGCTACGCGGCGGGGATGATTTCGTATGCCCTGATGTGCGGCGACGTTGACCACACTGCCGCGGCTCTGCTGCACCACCGGGTGAACGCAGTGCGCAGCAACCGGGTTACACGGCTGTGCCGCGATGATCGGATGGCACGGGCATGACGGCCTATGACCTCTGGCTTGAACCGCCAGACGAACCTGACGAGCTCTTCGAAGACGATGCCGAACCGAACGACTACCCGTTCGAGGCCGGCGACTGGCGCTCCGATGAGCGCGAAACCCTGCTGGAGCGCCGCTATGACCAGTAAATGCCGGGCGGTCATCGCCCCCACCATCCCCGGACTGATCAGGGCCCTGCAATCGCAGGGCTTTTTTCTGGTCACTGATCTGCCGAAGCGGGTCAGCATCGAAGTTCGCCGCAACATGCTTGTTGTGAGGTTTCCATGAAAAAGGAGTTTCGAAGGTTCGACGCGACGGACACCGCCTACATCCGCGCCGCCCAGGCTAAGCGAGAGCGTCGCCAGGAACGAAACTACCGCAACGAGGCCGCGCAAGGCCGTGAGCCTGAAGGCTTGATGCGAATCGGTTCCGCTTGGGTGGCTGAGTGCCGATCGTGCGGGAACGATTACGAGATCGGCTGTGATGTGTGTGAGTTCGATCCCCAGTACAGCTATTGCGGCGGCAGTCAGTGGTGCTGCCCATGACCACCCGCCAAGCCATCCGCCTGGCCTCGGCCATCACCGGCGCACTGTTCATCCTCACCGTTCTACTGGGCCCGGCAATCGCGGGCCTCATCACTCAATAGGTAACCCCATGGACCAACAGAAAGGTGGCGGGCCGGCCTTCCCGGTCACGCCTGACAACGATGTGCGCACGAATGGCGCCGGCGGCTCTGGCATGACGCTGCGGGATTACTTTGCGGCCAAGGCCATGCAGGCAATGATTTCTAGCAGCCTACCTATCACTGTCGAAGACGGCGCCCGAACCTCGAATGCTGCTTTCCACATGGCCGACGCCATGCTGGCGGCCCGAGGCGAACCATGAGCCGCCACGCCAAGGACTTCGAAACCCGAAAGGCCTCGGCAATGGAAACGGCGCGCTGGCTTCTGCCAGAGATTCACCGGGCGATTGAATGCGGCTTTGACAAGGTTGAGCTGTCGGTGCGGGACGTGAAAGAGGTCCTGGCCTACCTGGAAGCCGACGCCCAGCGCGAGAAAGTCCAATTCGCCGGCAAGCGCCTGGGCTTCGCTGATCCCGAAATGATGCGCGACCTGATGTCCAGGCGCCGCGCCTCTTCGCCGGTGCTGTTCAAGCAGACGCCCCGGTATTGCGTCGAGGTGTACTACCTGGAGCTGCCTCCCAACGCCAACCAGTTGGCAAAGCTTCAGCGACAGTCCGAAACACCCAACTAATCCTCCCACCCTCTCTTCAAGGCTGCGGTCTACGCGGCAAGGAACTCTCATGTCCGAATTAACCATCAAGCCCACCTTCAGCCTCGCGCCGCAAAACATCGAAGAGGCGTTGAAGTTCGCCGACTACCTCGCCAAGTCGACCATCGTGCCGAAGGATTTCCAAAACAACCCCGGCAACATCCTGGTAGCCATTCAGTGGGGCATGGAATTGGGCCTGCAAGCCATGCAAGCCATGCAGAACATCGCGGTCATCAACGGTCGCCCTTCGCTTTGGGGTGACGCGGTCCTGGCTCTGGTGCTGTCTTTCCCAGCCTGCGAAGACGTCGTCGAGTACTACGAAGGCGACCCAAAAAGCGACGACTACACAGCAGTGTGCATCGCAAAACGCAAAGGCCGCGCCGACAAGAAAAGCACGTTCTCTCTATCTGATGCTCGGCTGGCTGGCCTGCTGGACAAACAAGGCCCTTGGAAACAGTACCGCGATCGGATGCTCAAGATGCGCGCCCGGTCATTCGCGTTGCGTGACCAGTTCGCCGACGTACTCAAAGGCATGCCGATGGCCGAAGAGGTCCAGGACATCCCAACCGAACGCGAGATCGGCCCGGCCCGCGAAGCCGAGGCCAAGGTTCTGCCCGCCTACCCAGCCGACAAGCTGGCCGAGAACCTGCCGAAGTGGCGCACCGCCATTGAATCGAAGCGGACCACGCCCGAGGCCGTCATCGGGACGATCTCCAGCAAGTACGTGCTCACGCCCGAGCAAACCGAAACCATCAATCAGCTGAAGCCTCTCGAAGGAGTAACCGCATGATCATTCACAACGTAGCCCAGGGTTCTCCTGAGTGGCTGGCCCTGCGCGCCAACCACTTCACCGCGTCCGAGGCCCCGGCCATGATGGGCGCCTCGAAGTATCAGACCCGCTCCGAATTGCTGGCCATGAAGAAAACCGGCATCACGCCGGAGGTGACGCCCAATCAGCAACGCATCTTCGACAAGGGGCACGCCACCGAAGAGCTGGCCCGCCCCCTGGTTGAGGCCTTGATCGGCGAAGAGCTGTACCCGATCGTTGGCACAGACGGCAACCTGCTGGCGTCTATGGATGGCGCCACAATGCTTGGCGAGACGCTGTTCGAGCACAAGCTCTGGAACGAAGCCTTGGCCGCCCAGGTGCGCGCCGGCGAGCTGGACCCCCACTATTACTGGCAGATGGAGCAGCAACTGCTGGTGAGCGGCGCAGAGCGCGTGATTTTCGCCGTGTCGGACGGCACCGCCGACAAGTTCGTGCACATGGAATACAGGCCGGTCGATGGCCGCGCCGAACAGCTGATTGCCGGCTGGGCCAAGTTCGAAGAGGACCTGGGCACCTTCGAGGTTCAGGAGGCCAAGGTTGAGGTCACCGGTTCCGCGCCTGACCAGCTGCCCGCGCTGCGCATCGACGTAACGGGCATGGTCACCGCCAGCAACCTGGATGCCTTCAAGTCCCACGCCCTGAAGGTTATCGGCAACATCAACACCGAGCTTTCGACCGACAAGGATTTCGCCGACGCTGACGAAACGGTGAAGTGGTGCAGCGGGGTAGAGGACAAGCTCAAGGCCGCGAAGGAACACGCCCTGAGCCAAACCGAAAGCATCGACGTGCTGTTCAAGGCCATCGACGACATCGCGGCAGAGACACGGCGCAAGCGCCTGGACCTGGAGAAGGCGATCAAGACCCGCAAGGAGTTCATCCGTAGCGACATCGTCATGGATGCCGCCAAGGAATTGCAGGACCACATCGACAAGATCAACGTCACGTTGGGCGGCAAGATCCGCATGCCGAAGGTGCTGGCTGACTTCGCCGGGGCCATCAAGGGCAAAAAGAACATCGCCAGCCTCAAGGAAGCGGCCAGCAACGAGCTGACCCGCGCCATGCTCGAAGCCAACCGAATCGCCGACGCCATCCGGCTCAACCTCGCCAGCCTGCGCGAACTGGCCGCCAATCATGCCTTCCTGTTCCATGACGCCCAAGACCTGGTGCAGAAGGCCAACGATGATCTGGTGGCGCTGATCAAGGTGCGCATCAACGAGCACGACCAGGAACAGGCCGAGAAGAAGCGCCAGGAAGAAGAGCTGGCGCAGCAACTGGCCGCCCAGCAGCAACAGCAGGCCGCCCCGGTGGCCGAAGAACCGAAGCCAGAGCCAGTCGTTGAAACCCCGGCGCCAGTGGCAGCAACGCCCATCAAGCCAACTGCAGTTGCCCAGGCAAACACGGACGACGGCCAGCGCATCAAGTTGGGCGACATCAGTTCCCGCCTGGGCTTCACCGTATCGGCCGACTTTCTGCGCTCCCTGGGCTTCGAAGCGGTTGAACGCAAGCAAGGGGCCTCGCTGTACCGCGCTATCGACTTCCCGATCATCTGCGCGGCTCTCATCAACCACATTCAGGCAGTTCAAAACAGCCAGGCTGCCTCCTGATCAGGAGGGCCAGCCATGGCCGCCCAATCTGTCCTTGAGGCCTACGACAGCCTCGAAGAATTTGCCGCGATCCTGGTTTCTGCTGAGCTGCATGCCAGCGGGGAATGGGAACTGGAATTCGTCGAGAACATCCGGGCCAGCTTCAAGCGCTACGGCGCCCACACCAACCTGAGCCCGGCGCAACAGTCGAAGCTCGAACGCATCGCAAAACACTGAGGGTTACCCATGAAGACTGAACATAAGGCAATCATCGAGCGGGCCAAGCTGCTGGACGTACCCGCTTCGGCCCTGGCGCATGAGCTGCTGGTGCATGACATGGTCGAGGCTGGCCTGTTTGAGGTGAAGAACCTCCGCGCCCCGTATCACAGCCTGAACGAAGGCCAGCAGCAGGAAGTCATCGACCGCATGACTGAAGCGGCTAACAAGGCGGCCACCAACGCCATCAGCATTATCAGCTCGCGCAATGTGGACACGATCGTAGTCGAAGTGGTTGACGCCAAATTCAAGAAAAAGGCGATTACTGTCACGGCTTCGATTGAGGCTGATGACCCAAATCGTCACGGACTTATCGATGTGGCCGGCAAGCTCTGCCTGTTGGTCCTGGCTCCCAACGACTACGCCGAAGGCCTGGACTTCATCCAGCCAGACCGCGACCAACCGGACTTGCCACTGCACGTGAGCGACATAACCGGCGGCCTGTTTGGGCAGACACCCACCGGGCCAGATGAGCCGGACGGCGAACATCCATTGGGCACCAACGAAGAGTTGAGCGCCCTGGTGGGCCAAAGCCGCACCGACGATGGCAAGGAGTTCGGCGACTACACCTACGACGACGCGGCCCAGCTGGTGGTGCTCAAGGTCACCAGCACCCTGGACGCGGCATGGATTCAAAGCCGGATGGCAATCGACAGCGACCAGGCCGCCGTTCTGCTGATGCGCCTGCTCGACAACAAGGTGATCGAGCTGGAGAGCGAAGGCGCCACGGCGCTGGAGCACAAGTTCAAGGTCATCGCGAAGCTGAACGACGTGGCCTAACCCATCCCCACGCAGCACCAACAGGCGCCTCCGGGCGCCTTCTTTTTTCGCCGAGGAAAGTGCCCCATGAACCTGATTACCCCGTACGACACCGAAACTACCGGCCTGCCGCTGTTCCGCGACCCAAGCGACGACCCGCGCCAGCCCCACCTGGTGGACATTTGCATCCTGGCCTACAACGAGGCCGGCATCCTGGTCGATTCCTTCGAAGCCATGGTGCGCCCTGATGGCTGGGTTATCCCGCCCGACGTGACCGCCATCCACGGCATCACCAATGAAATGGCGATGGACATGGGCATTCCCGAGTCCGAAGCGCTGGACGGCTTCATGGCGATTCATGAGCGCGCCGGCCTGCGGGTTGCCCACAACATCGCCTTCGACGACCGCATCATGCGCATCGCGCTATCGCGCTATCGCGGCAAGGAAGCGGCAGACGCCTTCAAGGCCACGCCAGGCTACTGCACCTGCCAGTCCAGCAAGAACATCGTCAAGTGTCCGCCAACCGCCAAGATGATCGCCGCCGGCTTCGGTCGCCCAGGCCAGTACAAGCCGCCAACCGTGGCCGAGGCCCTGCTGCATTTCACCGGCGAAGAGCTGGTCGGCGGCCACCGCGCCCGGCCCGACACCGAAGCCTGTGCCCGCGTGTACTTCGCCATGAACCCGCCTGCTCAGGTTGCTTGATATGCAGTCCGTCGCGGTTCTGTTTGCCCGGTCCGACAGCATCTACAAGACCCTGCCTGACTGCGACGTATGGGACGCCGAGCGTGATGCCCGGCTGTTCCTTGGGGGCAGCCCTGTAGTTGCACACCCGCCGTGCCGGATGTGGGGCCGTCTTCGGCAATTCGCCAAAGGCCGCCCCGATGAAAAAGAGCTTGGCGTCTATGCCGTTGGGCAAGTCAGGGCATGGGGGGGTACTCGAACACCCGGCAGAAAGCACGCTTTTTAATCACTGTCGGATGCCTCACCCGGGCGAGTTTCCCGATGAGTTCGGTGGTTGGACGCTGTCCATCGAACAATTCCATTGGGGGCATCGAGCGGAAAAGGCCACATGGCTCTACGTCGTCGGATGCGACCCCACCGACATCCCGCCGCTACCACGCAGGCCGGGCCGCCCCACCCACTGCGTTCGCCCAACGAAAAGCTACCCGCGCATGCCCTCTATCACAAAGGCAGAACGTGAACACACACCACCCGCGTTGGCTGAATGGCTCGTCGAACTGGCGCGCCGATGCCACCCGCCTGGAGTAACCCCATGAACACCCAACCCCTAAACCGCGTCATGTACCTGGAGGGCAAGCGGTTTGCCCTGGGCGTGGCGCAGGACGCCGGCGCGTCGATCCGCAACCCCAAGGTGGCGCTCAAGATCGTTGGCGACCTGGCACGTAACGCCGCTGCGCAGCCGTACAGCTACGCGGAAGGCATCAAGGAAGTTATCAAGCTGTTGGAGGTGAAGACGTGACCGCCACCATCCCCGGCAAGCTCAAATCCAACTGTCCCGACTTCCCGCTCATCTGCGACATCTGCCAGAAGAACCGGAGCCGGGGCAACCACCAAAAATGCAGCAAGAAGCGTCAAGCCCTGATGGCAGAGCGGCAGGCGCGGGAGAATCAATCATGATTTGGTTTCTGATCGGCGTGCTGGCGCTGAACGCGGCCGCCCCGGTGCTTGCCTACTGGCTCAGCGTGAAGCGTCAGGAGGCTGTATGGATCGCGTGAAGCGTTACTACGTTGGCGATGCTGGGCTGGTTGAGGGTGAGGCCCTGGGGCGATTGTCGGTTGTGCTGGCTGCCGACTTCGACCGCGTCCAGGCCGAGAACAAGGCCCTGCAAGAACTGCTCAACCAGCGCGACGAAGCGAACCACGACCTTGAACAGCGCCGCCATGCAGAGCAGCAGGCGTGCCAGGCGGCAGAGCGGCGGGCTGAAGAGCTGGAAGCCCAGTTGCAGCACAAAGACAAGGGCATAGAGTTTCGCGACGCATTGATAGGCGCTGTCCGTATGTCATCAAAAGAGCTGCTTGCGGCGTGGGTTCCTTCTGATTGGGAAGCCAAGCGCTCTGCACTTTTTACCACTGCCCTCAACCCAATCACCGAGGCTGCAAGCCATGACGAATAAAACCGTAACCCTGTCGCGGGAGCTGGTGGACGCGGCTGCCGTAGCCGTTGGCGAGTGGGGCGACTCTTTACTCTCCCGCTGCAATCCCGGTCACGGCACGGCAATGCTCGATCTTGAGCGTGAAATACGTGACGCCCTGGCTGACCCTGTGCCGCCTGCTGGTGCGGAGCTTGAGGTTGAACGATTCGACATGTTTATCGAGTCCGGTAGCATGGAACAAACCAAAGGCGGCGCATGGGTTTATCACGACGACCATCACGCCCACGTTACCCGGCTACAGGCTGAGGTGGGACGGCTTAATGGCGAGCTTCAAGCCGCCACTGATTTGTTCACAACAAAACGAAGCGTTAATCGAAAGCTGCAATCCGAGCTGACAAAGGCGCGGGAGTTGCTGAGCGACGCGCCACGCGGCGTACCTGGCTTCTTCCAGTGGGGCAGGGACGTCATCGCATTTCTCGCCCACCAATCCGCGCCAGCCGCGAAGCATGAATGCACATCCTGTGACGGTTCCGGCGATCTCATCGATGCGATTGGTGATTGGCGCGGCTATTGCTCTTGCCCTGCTGGCGTTGAGCTGAAAGCCAGGACCGCGCCAGCCGATGCAGGTGGTTACGGTGATGATGCTCCATGTGCTGAGTGCGGCCAACGGGATTGCAACGGCCAATGTTATGGCGACGACATGATGGGGGATTCGTGATGACCAACGAAACCGAGCACGAACAGGTGGCCTTGATGCCTGTCGAGCGCAGCTATGATGTCCGCGCCAAGCAGATAATCGCATTCAACGAATGCCGCAAAGCTGGCGGCGATCTTGATGATGCCCTGGGCGCCGCCTACAAAGTCGCATTGCGTTACACGCCTGCGCCATCCGAGCAGCCCGCGCCGGTAGCGGCGGTGGACCTATCAGAACTGCGTGAGTACCACGCTGATGCCGTTACCCGGCTGAACCACTACGCCGACGACTCTGGCCTGCGCGAAAGCGACGTCAAGCACTACCGCAAGCGTGCCGAGTTCCACACCAAACAAGTGGCGCTGATCGACAGCCTCAACCCAATCCAGCTGTAACCCCTCCCCCTTCAAACAATCCAGCCGGCAACGGCATGGCGAGGTATCCCTATGCAAACTCCAATGCACAGCCCGCAAACCCGGGCGCAACCAGAGCGCGTGCTGATCAGTGTCAAAGACGTCATGATCATGCTGGGCATCAGCCGCACCACGCTTCATCGGGTCCGCACCACAGACTCGAACTTTCCGAAGCCGATCAAGGACGGCCCCCACCGCCAGGCGCACGCCTACTTTGTGAAGTCCGAGGTTGAAGCCTGGATCAAATCAAAGGGCGACAGCAGGGCCGCCGCCTGATTACAATCCCCTCCGCCCCGCCATCTGCGCGGGGCAATATCTGCACCGAAAACGGCATAGCGCAAGCCTTCCTGTATGGCCGCTTGTATGGCCGCCATCGAAACACCCTTACAACCCCAAGGTTTATTGAAAAGTTAGGCGCCCCCTCGGGGCACCATTTGCACTACATAGACGACTACCAGCGTCTATAGAACACCCCTAAAGCCCGCTAACTGCGGGCTTTTTGGTCTCTGGGGTTCCACCCCCTTCTCTTGCAAGCCAGCCTCTTTTTGGTACATTTTCTGTACATATTCCAGTTCGAGAACCGGAGGTGTACAGCGATGCCATTGACCGCCTTGCAAATTAAAGCGTCCAAGCCTGCCGACAAACCATTCACCTTGAGTGATAGTTCGGGTCTTGCCCTGCTGGTGAAACCCAACGGCAGCAAGTACTGGCACTTCCGGTACACCTATCAGGGTCGAGCGGCGCGCATGTCACTGGGCGTGTATCCGCATATCTCCCTGCAGGAAGCTCGTGAACGAGCAGCGGAATGCCGCAAACTACTCAAGCAAGGCACCAACCCCGGCGCCAAACGCCGCGATGACAAACTGCGACAGCAGGAGGCCGGGCTCAACACCTTCAGGCGAGCCGCGGAGTACTGGTACCAATTCAAAGCGGACTCCGGCCGCAGCAGCGCGACGCTGAAGAAGATCCGCGACTATCTCGATAAGGATCTACTACCCGCTCTCGGCGAGAAGCAACTGGAGCTCATTACTCGAAGCGACTGCGCAAAACTGCAGGCCTGCATCGAAAAACGAGGAGCCTTCAATGTTGCGGATAAGACCCGGACCTGGCTGAAACAGATTTTCAGTCAAGCCATTGCACGCGGCCTGTGCGAACACAATCCGGCCTCCGAACTCCATGCCATTGCGATAGCTCCACCGCCCACTCAACACTACCCGCATCTGCACGAACACGAACTACCTGAGTTTCTTCGCGCCTTAAGCAAGACCACCAGCCGGCTACCAGCGAGGATTGCGTCATGGATGACAATTCTGACGGCTAGCCGCCCCGGCATGGTTCGCTATGCAAAATGGGAAGAGATCGATTTCGAGGAAGGGATATGGACCATCCCGGCTGCCCGCATGAAGATGCGCAGAGATTACGTCAGCCCTCTACCTCATCAATTGATCGCCATGCTTACCAAATTGAATCAAAGCACTGGACGCAGCCGGTATCTATTCCCTGGCATTGGTGAAAAGCAGCCAGTCATTAGTGAAAACACGATCAACCTGGTGTTCGCCAAGATCGGCTACAAAGGACGACTCGTCAGCCATGGCACTCGTCATACCGCAAGCACGCTGCTGCGCGAACATGGCTGGCTGAAGGATCATGTCGAAAGCCAACTGGCTCACGTCGAGGGCGGCATCTCCGGCGAGTACAACCAAGCCCTATACCTCCCGCAACGTCGGATCATGATGCAGTGGTATGCAGACTATCTCGATGCTCTCAAAGAAGGCATTACAGCCAACCTTCGTGATCAATTTGATACTCGCGTGAATCAGTTTCTAGCACGTCCTTCCCTGTCCACTCTAAAAGCAGCACGTCAAGATGCTCCAGTTGTAGAGAAAGACTAA